TAGAAGGATCTACGAAGAAAGACAAACTAGGAACGATAATAGACGAGGTTTGATAGCCATCACTAATAATAGAACCACCGTCACCTATGGCTAATCCACCAAATCCACCCTGAATAACTGGTAAGTCCAAGTTAGCTGGAGTGAGGGCGCGAGCCGGATGCCAAACTCCCGGATCTTGAGTTCGATCATAAGCATTAGCAAAAGGAAGACCATCCATTAGCAAAGTAGGAGTTCCCTTAAACCACGATGTAGCAGAGCTTGGGTTGATATAGGTTAGTCTACAGGAAACCTCGTTCAAATTTAATTTATATTGACCATATATGCCGTAGGTATAATTGGTACCAGCATCACTGTCCAATAATAAATCTCCAATAATGTATGTAGTATTATCGGAAATAGCTAAGCTGGAATTGTCTATATAAACGGAACCAATTTGATTACTAAAAAACCCTTGTCCTTGAGCATCGCCAAAGGAAGTAATTCCATGAATAACAGCATCTCCGTCGACAAATCCGTTAATGCCAACCGAATTAACTAAAGCAGTACCAGCCGCTCCACCCACCATAGAACCGCCTAAAATACTCACACCACCATTAGCCCAAGAGTTAACTAGGGCAGAGACAGTAGCTTCTGTACTAACCAAATTGAATAGAGTGTAAACATCCATTCTGGTTTCATTACAAGACGAAGAAAGCGGTAAAGCTACTTCGGTATTTCCGACCGTCCCAGTTGGATCAACTAACCACAAATGAACGAAAAGAATAGTTCCAGCGCCAATGCCTTGGGTAAATCCGCTGACATAAATTTTGGTGGGCTGATAAATGGAAATCGCATCACCGTTAGTAAAGGTATTGACCTGATTAGGTGAAGTATTATATGTTGGGTAATTGGGAACGAACGGATTGGTCAACACTGCCATTCCACTTGAGATACTGTCAATCCAGCAAACGGCTCCGCCCTGAGTATTATTGATTAGCAAATACCCGGCATAACCATCGGCAGCGGTTGTTAAATTAGCTTGCAATAAACCGGCTGGATTAGGTCCAGTAGCAGTTGGATTCTTGGGTATGACTCCAGATAAGTTAGTATTAAATTGATGCTGTAGTGCACCCACTATGGTTAAACTGCCACCAGAACCAAAACCAGGATTAAGATAAACTGGATCATTGAAATTTAATTGATCAGATAAGAATGTAATAGTAACCGGTACATTGAACACCGGAGAAGAGCTTCCCCATCGTCTAACTAATTCAGCCCAAGTACGAATTGGAGTCATCGATGATTTACCATCATTCGAATCGTTACCAAATTGTGGATCTATACACCAGTTTGGTACTAATAATGCATCGCTTGGAGCATAATTATACCCATGTTGATCACCACCAAAAGCAGTTATTATTCCCCCACCGGGAATCAGTGCTGTCCCGGCAAAACCTCCACTAGATAGTGATGCATCTAATTGTGTTGGAGTAATTGGTATTCTGTTTCTCCACGCACCATTCCCGCTTGGATCAAAAGAGTATGCAGTCGATTTACTATTGATTGTTAGTGATCCGGTATGCTTGAAATATCCTTGTGCAGTGTTAGTTAGTAGATCATTATAAATATAAATTGAATCTACGTTTATACTGCCAGGTCCCCACACAGCACAATAGCCATCAACATATGATCCTAATGATTCTATTGTACTTCTTGGATAAGCCAGTAATCTTGCTCCTTGTTCAATATAGTAATATCCTGCGTATAGATTGCAAAATGCAGTTAAATCATATGCTAATATGATATCTGCATCTAATACAGGGTAAAATCCTTCTGTTATTTCTACAACAACAGCGTCACTAGCTCTTCCTAAGATACCGCCGTACAATAACGCCGTTGCACTGATAATAGCATTTCCTATAAAACAATTTAATACTGGTAGTTCGCTTGATAACTCAGTTTGATAAATAATAGTGTATCTATCCACTCTTGTTTCTGCCAGTGCTACATAATTACCGAGTATGGCGCTGTTATTATCATCACTATTAGCAGGATCAAAAATAACTAAGTTTTGTATAATAATTCTACCGGCGATATAACTTTCTTCTGATCCAGAAGATTGAGTTGTAATCTGCATAATGTTTACGTGTATTGGTTCGTATGCTATATAGATATCATTAGTGGCAGTGCTATCAATTTCTGATGGAGAAGCATTATCAGCAGCTAATGCGCTTACTGAAGATTCCATTGGTTGTGATAACGTTGCAACATTGGGGCTTGGATTTTTGTATACCCAGCAGTACCCATCATTGTTTATATCATGTACGAACCACCCGGGTACTGGATTATTGGTTAATGCAGCCGCTAGTAATGTTCCAGTATTTCTATTTTTAGCAATTAAACCAGAAAGCGGCCCGGTTGAAACTTGATTTGACGTATTTAGCACACCTGTAATAATAACAGTAATGCCAGTCCCGCCGAGGTAAGGCGTAAATATAACTGGATCAGTATTATCTGTATGATTGGATAAGAATGTAAATGTTGTATTTTGTGTAAGTAATGGAGAATAAGTTCCAAAACGAGAAATGATTTGTGCCCAAGTTTTTACTGGCGTGCTTACGGTGTATCCATCATTAGCATCATTTCCGCCAGATGGATCAATGAACCATGTTGGCTGACTCCATGATGGATTTGGTTGAACCTCAAAAGCAAATGTCCTTGCTGGTTCCCAGTCGCTATTGGTCGTATTCCAAGTTAGAACGTATCCGTTTTGAGGAGTGGTTGACGCTACTGCTCTTCCTTGTAATTTTGCTACAGTTGGATTAGGATAAGTTCCAGATAGATCACCGCCAGCAGCACCACTCGGTGGGAACGATGAAGATATTGTAGATGGTGCCCATGTAGATCCATTGAACTCTAAAACTTGTCCTATTTGTGGATTTGGAGCAGAAAGAACGTAGCCATCTAATTTTGCTACTGTTGCGCTTACTGTGGTTCCAGAAAGATCTCCGCCAACAGTTTGGGGAACTTGATTCCCAGTTGGTAATTGTCCAGTTATGGTGTTTATACCACCGGCAAGATTTATTGGCGCATACGTTAATGCCGATGCGCCGCTTACTTGAAGTACATTACCGGGCGTTAAGCTTCCTGCTGCTGGAACGGTTGCTGAATGTATTTTTGATACAGCTGGGTTCGGATAGGTTCCAGAAAGATCTCCGCCTGCATTGCCGCCTCCAGCGATTGATGGCTTGGGTTCCCAGTCGCTATTAGCTGCAACATATGTTAGCACTTGACCATCTGCCGGGGTAGTGGTTGCTACCTTAGTTCCTGCTATTTTGGCGACACTGGGATCTGGATAAGTTCCAGTAAGATCTCCTCCAGCGAGCCCCGGAGGGATTGCTCCACCAGTTCCATTAATTGGAACTTCAAACGAGTAATCTATTACTATATTTGTAAGATCAGCAGGATTATAGCCAGATTCAGCACCAGTTAGGTCTGGCGTATTTAATACAGCCCAGTAGATATGACCGGTTGGGACTGTTGTCTTGAACGCTCGCATTACATATTGAATCATATATGTATGCTAAAACTTTGATAGCGTTATAATAAATGATTTATTGTATTCTTTTTACGATCTAAATAAATAGTGGCGTCCTCGTATAAATATTTACTTATTTTACCTACAATACCATTGCCACAGTATTTAAGTGCATAAATATTTTTATATGGTGTTAGTTTTTTGTTAGTTTTTATACCAATACATTCTTCCTCAAAAGATTTATGAATATCTAACAAAAAACTTTTAGCACCAACAAGACTAAATATTAGCTGCTTAGATTTTTGCATACTAAAACACCCATCACCATCATTATATCCCCTAATAAAATGATGTTTCATTGGATGATTTTTTAACCACTCTGGCCATGTATATGTTAGACTTTTATGTGGTATTATATTAAATTTTGCAAGATCATTGAAAAATTTTTCTGAAATGCAAACTCTAAATGAACTCATCCATGTTGGATTAAGATTATATTTATTAATTTCTCGATGAATACGATGATCTTTTATAGGATGGTCTGAATTTAATAGTTTCTTTATTTTTTCTAAATGATCTGTGTCTCCCGTTTGTAAATTAATTATTAACATTCGTGAACGCCCTTTATTATCTAGATCTGTGACACAGCCGTCAGCCGCTATGAATCCAGCCAAATAAAACACCTCTTCAGTTTCTTGCGTGAAAAAATCTTCATTATATGAATATTTGTACTTAGCACCTTTTACATGTGAAACTTCTATGTTATATAACTTACATAATTTCAATATTGTTTTTCTGTCAATATAATATTTGGCAGAAATTTTACGCAGGCTACCAAGTTCCTGGTACTCTTGCATAAGTAATTCTTTATCAAAAGATCTTGTCATTTTTACCTATTAAATATTTTTGCTTCCGTCCATCCAAATCCTTCGAGTGATTTGGTAAAATTGCCAGTGTTAAATATAATTTCTAACATTTTTTGCGCAAGCTCTCTAATTTCCAATTGAGCGTCCTCGCTATTACGAAGCCCAACGAAATGCATAAAAGATCTAAAATTAAATGAAATATCCGCGGTTAGCTGATTTGCATATGGTAGATAAAATCTAGCGCTTTCTTTTGCGCGTTTCCTTGGTACCCCTGCTACCGTTAACCTTGCTAAACATTCGTGATATTTTTTTAATGAGTCTTCGCAATGTTGTATAAGTAAAACCTGCTCGTCATTTGCCCAATCAACTGGAATATAAAACTTGTCATCTTTTAATTCTTTATATCTTGCAGATTCACCATTAACTGAGACACCTATTCTATGTTTAAGGATTTGATAATGTGTTGGAATTTCGGTAGTAACTAAAAAATGTATCATACTTTTTTCAAAAACACTATGATGGTGCTGTTCTGCAAGCATTTTTAATAGTTTGCCCATTCTACCACGTTTATCATCGGTCAAATCTCTTGACGTTGAAGTCCATGCACTCAATGCATGAGTTTCGTCGCCACCATATGTTCCAATTAATTCTACTTTATTTTCGTGCATGTTTTTCCTATGGAGTTATTATTAATTCGTTTTTCTTTTTCCAGTCAACTTTTTTACCGTTTATGCAGTAGTTAGCAGAAAGATCTATAATTTTTTTAGTGACATATAGCTTTCTAATTTCTGGATGATCATCATAAGATAAAAGCCAACCATCTCTACTACATAATAAATCAGATAATTTTTTATGTTCGTTAGGTGTCATGCCTTCTCTATATAGCATATTACCTTTTTCAAAATATGGAGGATCACAATATAGTAAAACGTTACTATCACTCATTATATTATAATTATAAAAATCATCATTGGAAACTGTTGTTCGTCCAACCAATAATTCATGACATTTTAATATTTTATTTTGTAGCTTATCAAAATTATATCTACAATCTACTGTCCATTTGCTTTTTTGTTCTTGACCGCCTATTGGCCCACTGGTGAGTATGCCGGAAAACGCTGTACGATTGAAAAAAATCGCTTTATATGCACAATCGACCTCATCTATTGAAGTGTTTTGTCTCAATTCATTGAACAATGAAATCGTTGGAAATGATTTCATCATATCTAATAATTTATTTAAACTATTAGTATTTTCATCTGAAACTATTTTCCAAAAACAATATACCCAATAATCTTTATCATTAGCAAATAAATGTATTTTTTGGTACTTGTTTGCTATGCCTAACAAAACAGAACCTCCGCCAACAAATACATCAGCAAATCCTATACATTTACTGGTATAGATTACTTTATCTATTTCACTGATTAGAATTGGAAGTAATTTATTTTTAGCCCCCGGGTATCGGAATGGTGTTAGAGTTGCCATAAATCATTCTCATACTTCAATAATTCATTATAATAAACTGCTTGCTTGTTATTTTGTAAATATGCTAGCTTCATTGGCATAAATAATTTATTCTCATGCAGCCATGACACTTTTACTATAGCTCTTATAATTCCAATTTTTTTATCTAAATCGATCAACGTAAATGCAATGTAATTATTATTCTCGGTTTTACCGTCCCCATGTATTCCTTTATCTTGATTTTGAAATACCCAGGATTCACCATACTTATTTGCTGATTCAACTGTCTGAGTTTTCACTCCAACTTTCGTATCAGATTTTATATCTCGTAAATCTTTTTCCCACGATTTCCCGCGTGCTTTATATATAGCGTAATCAGGTGTTGTAATATTTGGGAATATTGTTTTCAAATAAGTATAAACTACCTCTTCACCTATTTTGCCAATTTTATTGTCATTAATACCTTTTTTTATATTGGGTTGATTTCGTGCAGCATACATACCTATGTTTGTAGATATAGATTGCTCTGCAAAATCTCCCGCATCTTTTATCCACTTGTCTGTTATATTTATAATATTATTCATTTATAACTTTCATTTTTACATATTCCGGAAATAAACCTATCGTAGATTCTTTGAATGGAATATCCTTTATTACATTATTTTTTATAATATATATTCTACTCCAGTTGGCTTGTCTATTGTGAATCAATTCATATTCATCATTACCATCATATATTTTTATACCATAGCAATAATCGTCATCATATGTGCTGTATAATGTGCTTTTGGGAAAAGATACTATATAATTTTCAAATCTAAATTCAATCATCTTATCACCACATCATGTGCATGGCTTTCTATAATACCAGCGTTTGTTATTTTTACGAACTCGGCGTTTGTTTTTAGTTCATGGAGATTATGCGCGCCAACATATGAACATCCGCTTGATATACCTTCCAACATCGATTTTACAATGTTAGTTATCTTTCCTTTTGCTGGAACCATTGCTTTCACCCCTTCGATATAGTCTGATTTATGCGTAGAGCTTCCGTCGTATTGTTTATATTTATTTCCATCAATTTCAATTTCTTCTCCAGGTGATTCTAATGCACCGGCAAACATATTACCGCTCATTACCATATCTGAAAAACATAAACTTTTTACCAAATCTCCAACCTTTGAACAACCACCATCTGCAATTATAAATTTATCTTTTAGTAGTGGGTTATTTGTTCGTGTTTTATGTACATCAATTAAAGCTGATAATTGCGGAACTCCAACGCCAGCAGTAATTCTTGTCAGACATATACTACCTGAACCGACGCCTACTTTAACTGCATCAGCTCCGGCTAACCATAATCTAAACGCACCGCTTCCGGTAGCAACATTTCCTGCAATTAAAAATACATCACGAACATTGTTAGAAATAAAACTGGTCATATCTACACAGTTTTTGCTATCACCATGTGCTACATCGATACATATAATTCTTACTCCAAGATCATAAAATATTTTAATGTTTTTATAATCTTCTTCTTTTACACCAACAGAGATACCGACATAATCAAAAACATCTTGATATTTCTTTTTAAGAGTTTTCAGTATATCTAACTGTTCATCTGTGGAACAAAATCTATGTAGCAAGCACATACCACCAAGTTTATAAAATTCTTCTGCAACTTGTAAATTTACAATAGTTTTCATATTTGCAGGAAACACTGGGATAGAAAAATTAAGTCCCTTAGATAGGTTGACAGATAGATCTATTTCTGAACGACTTCGTATCTCACTGTATGATGGTTTAATAAGAACATCATTGAATGTTAATGTTTCTTCAAATTTCATATGTGCCTCATTTCATCCTATAAACAACACGACCCTTACTTGTATCATATACGCTCACCTCAACACGTACTTTATCCCCAGGAATAAGTTTTATTCCGCTTTGTCGTATCTTCCCGCTAACCGTACATATGACTGTATAATTATCATTTATTTGAACGAATACTTTATCTCTAACTAAATTTATAACACTACCTTCAAACTCTAATACACCATCTTTATCTGCCATTTATCTGCAATCTCCTTTTATATGTTCTTTCCATCCGGCTGGCTCCCAGCATACAGTATAATCTAAGACGTCAAATTTTATGAGCAAATCCATTTTATTTTTATCAATATCTCTACGCAACACACTATTTATATTTCTAAATAGCTCACGTAAGGTATTTAATCCTAATAAAATTGGCGACACCCTTGCTAATTTTTCATAGAAAAAAAACGATCTAATATATTCGTCCTTACCATAAAAAGAAACAAAATAACAACTTTTATCAAACTTTCCGTTTATTATGAAAACACATTTACTGTTTTTCGCAATAGCATCTGTAGAGTTTCCGAAAAATAAATCAGTACTAATTTTAGTATTTTTACTTATCTGAGTATCATTCATTATGATTCTTGGTATTTTATTTTTAATTTTTAATGAATTCCCAAACTCATCAACCCAATATTCTTCAAATACTAATTTAGATTGATAGTCGCCAGAAAATATTGAATAAGGTTTAAGTCTACAGCTTTTTATAATTTTTGGTAATAGGTCTACATCACCTAACATAGTTCCAACAAGATCTATTCTACCAGAAATTTTATTATATAGTGTTTCTAAATCTGTATTTTTAATCATTGTTTTCTATATGAGGTATTCGTTTTATATGTTCTAAATGATCTACTTTTTCCATTAATTTTAACCATAGCAAATAAGCATTTCTTGTATCTGATTTAGCGTTATGTTTACCGTCTTGTTTTTTTACTCCAAGAAGATCACATGCTGCTTCTAGTTTTAATGATGGCTTCACTAAGCCAATTTTCTTTGCATGATCTTTTGACATATTTAACGTATCTAAATACAATGATAGCGGAAATTGTTTATTGAACATTTCCCACTGCTGCCAGAGAAATTTTCTATCAAAATTAACTACGTTGTGCCCAACTAAACATCTATGCTCTGGTGTTGTATTATCTTCTGACAAAAACTCTTCAACATCATTTATTAGTTGTTGTTTTGATATACCTTTTTTCAAATCATCAATAGTTTTACCTGTGATTTTTAGTGCATCAAAACTTGAATGTTCAGGGAAATTAACTCTCACCTGTCTAGATAGTTGCATTCTATCTTCAGTTCTAAGAATAGATAGCTCTGTAATTTCATGGAAATTATTTTTAAACATAAGTCCATTTGTTTCTATGTCAAGACAATAATATACAATACCAGGCATTATCGCACCATATAGTTTTTTACAAATTTTATCATACTGCTGCCTGATGTATATACCGTAGCTTTTATTATTTTCTTTAATAAAAGATTTGGCTTCATTTGTGTTGGTGTTTTTTTAGAAAATAACTCTAACGCTTCTTGTTCATCATCAGCTAACACCTTATATATTAATGTAATTGGAACCATACATTCTACTTTAACATCATAATATGATTTTACTTTTGGTGCAACAACTTTCTTTTTCGTCTCAGCTTCTTTTTTGCGTTTTTCTTCCATAGCTTTTATTTCATGTGGTTCGCGCCCTTGAACTACTATTTTAGACATTATTTTGTTTCCTTGTATAGTTCATAAAATCTTTCTAAAAACATTTTTTCTGCTTCTTTTGGCTGTACCGGTTCTATACGAAAATTATATGGCTCTATTGGTTGTTTCCAATCTGCGTGTAGAGGAGACATTAAATCTCTTGCTTCTGTGGCAAGCATTTTTAGATCCACAAATTTAATTTCTTCTGGCTCTTCTTTAGGTAATGAAAATTTATATCGTATTACTGATTGAATATTTTCTCCAGCGTTTCTGAAAAACCCAAACTCTTTCAATCGTTTTATTGGTCGGGCAAGATCATTAGTATATGCTTCTTCTGCATCATGTAAGAGCCCGGCTAACTCGTTTTCTTTACTACACATCTTACTAACATAGATTGAATGTTGACCAACGGAATAAAATTCCTGTGAATGACCGGTAAATCTACATAGCATAGAAAGACTATGTGCAATATCTTCTATACAAATATCTTCTAATTGTGGATTCAATGGAAAGAATTGTTTTCCAGTATATGTTTGAATCCATCCTGTTGGTTCTATATATGACATTTATCCTGTACTTCCTATACCACCGGTTCGCGGTGCATTTCTTTCTTTAAACATTTTATCCATCTCTTCATTTGAAATATCTTCAATTATTGCATCTTGTCGTCGCACTGGAATAATTTGACCAATAGCATCGCCAAATTTTATAGTTAGATCTTTTCCTAACGATCCTAAATCAGGAATATATTGACCAACAATCTGGCATTCCAGGGGAAATGTTTCATCAATTATTCCAATCAAGTTGTGCATTGATTTTTTAGCGAATGAACTACTTCTAGGATGTAATTCATAGCCCCAACCCGATGGGCAAAAAGATCTAAATCCAAGTGGAATTTTAAAATATTGACCAGCACGTAAAATAATATCTTTTTTATCTTTTGTTGCTGCTCTAACATCGTATCCTAATGCAAACGGTTCTGCTCGTGTTGGCAGAAACCTTTTATCGTTTTTTAAATCTTCTCGTAGAGCAAACTTAAATGTTGGAACGGATTCTTTGTATGGGATTATGGTATCATTCATTTATTAGTTCCTTTCTAATTTTATTCGGCATTATATGTTATATTTATATGGCTATTATCACTTCTCCACCAGCTATTATATTCATCAATAATGATTTGTCAAGTGAGGTATTAAAAACTTTTGTTCGTCAATTGTTTATTACGGAAGTTTTAACTGCAGCACAATTTGACGGATATGTGGCATCAGATGGTTATTGGCCAGCTGAACAAATTGCCAAGGGTTATCGTGTTTTAGTCTTACGAGATCTTTGGGATCAAACAAATCGAAATAATGCTGATATGGTACTCTTTGCAAAATCTGGCTTAGTTTCCGTGCTTTGTAATAAAATTGGTCCTCCTGATATAACCCTTCCAATAAATCAAGTTTATCTTACAGCATTGATAGAACTTAAAAAATGTTTTACTCGTTGCTGTTTTTGTCATTGTTGTTATCGCTGTAATTATTATGATTTATTCGTTGGTGAAAAACGAACAAGAGATTACAATCCTTGGCACCTCGACCCACCATGTATTAGAGATGTAGAGCCAAACCAGTGATCCTACCTATACCCTCTGTCATCATTATACCTATCCTCACTAAATAAATCATCATCTGTATATCCTATGCTCTTAGCACGTCCCCTTAATTCATTGGAATATATAGTCTCTGTACGAGTGTATGATGATTCTTCCCACACATCTTTTTCAATTATACCATTAGATTCATTTTCATCTTCTCTCAGATCATAGTATTGAATTATACTTGAAACATACTGCATTGTATCTTTTGCTTCCTGTATATCAATATATTCATTTCTC